GGCTATTGTGGCAATCACAGCCGGAGTCGCTGCATTTGTCGTCGGCATAGTCGCATACACGACCGCCGTAAAGGTCGCAAAGGTGGCTACAACCGCTCTTACGGCCGCTATGGCTACAAACCCCTATCTTCTTTTAGGAGCGGCGATAGCGGGCGTTGTTGTGGGCATTACCGCTTTTGCTGTATCTGTGGCGAACTCTGTTGACCCTATGGAAGAACTCACCGCAACCGCAAAACAACAGGAGCGCGAACTCCAAAACCTCGAAGCACAGTATGAGGACGCTTGTGAGAAATACGGCGAAACCTCGGAAGAGGCAAGTCGCTTACGCTATCAAATGGACGACCTCGCTGATAGCATTGAGAATAACGGTCAGACGCTCGGCGAATGGTGCGACGAAATGGACGCAGCGACGCAGAGCCACCGGGATATGATGGACCAGTTTGCGGAAACAAATCAAGAACTCCGAGAAAGCGAGTTAGCGGATTTAGCACTCATTCAAAAACTCGAAGACCTTGCTACCCAAACTGTTCAGACGGGCGAAACCCAAGAGGCAATGAAAGCCATTCTCGACCAACTCAATGCGTCTATCGACGGCGTTAGCGTTTCTTATGAGGACCTCAAAAACAATGCAGGAGGAACAATCGAAACCCTCCGTGCGGCGGCAGCTGCACAGGCAGAACAGGAGCGGAGAAACGCCCTCCTTGACGAGTATGTAAAACTCACGGGAGCAGAGGCTACGGAAAAAGCAAAACTCGCCGAGGCAAATGCTCAATTAGAGGCTACACAGACAGAGTATAACGCTGTTTTGGAAGACTACCTCGACGCTTGTGAGTGGTACGGCTCGTTTGAAATGGGTGGATTTGCCCTTTTCTTCTCGCAGGAACAAAAGGCAATGACCGCAGCTGAAAAATCGCTCAAAGCCGTTAAAGAGGCGCAGTCGGAGGCACAATCTGCATACGACGAAACAACCGCCCGCCTTGCAGAAATTGAGGAGGAGTGGATGGGTATAACCGGGGCTGTGGAAGACGCGGAAAATCAGTCCGTAACTTACCACGACGCGGTCAATTCGTCCCTGGCCTCTGTTAGAACGGAGGTTGAGGAACTTTGTGCGGCCTACGACGAGGCTTACCTCGCCGCCCGTGAGAGCATTGACGGACAAATCGGTCTATTCCAAGAAATGGTCGTTGAGGCTGAAATGTCTATCGAGGAAATGCAGGGCGCGTGGGAGAGTCAAATCAACTATCTTACTACCTACTCCGAGAATATCAAAAAGGCTATGGACTTTGGGCTTGATGATTCGCTTGTCGAGGAACTTTCCGACGGTAGCGAGGAGAGCGCAGCCCACCTTGATACGATTATCAGCAAGGTAGAAGCGCTCGGCGGAACAACCGAGGAGGCAAAGAAGTTTGTAGACGACTTCAACAAGAAATTCCGAGAGGTCGAAACCGCAAAGGACGAATTTGCAGGGCAAGTCGCCGATATGGAAACCGACTTCACGGAAAAAATGCAGGCCCTCGAAGACCAACTCAACACCTCCATTGACAATATGAATATGGAGGCGGACGCAGCGGCTGCTGCAAAGGCGACGATGAGTGCCTATATACAGGAAATCATCGACGGAGGAAATTCGGCAGTAGCGGCGGCGGCAGACGCGGCGGCTCGTGTAGCGGCGGCGTTGGCAAATACGCCTCAATACAAATATGACACTTCCGGCAGTATGACCGCCTCGGAAGCCCTCGCGGACGGTATGTCTTACGCAACCGCAAAAGAGCGCGGACTCGCGGACGGCTACACCGCAGGAGAATGGAGCGCGCGGAGAAACAAGAATAAACCCGCCTATGCGAGTGGTACAGCCTACGCTATGCAAGGCCCTGCACTCGTCGGCGAAAACGGTCCCGAAATCATCGAGTTTAACGGAGGCGAAACCGTCTACCCGGCGGACGAAACCTCTCGTATTCTTGCTCGTATTGGGGACGCAAAATTCCACACCTCCCCGGAGGCAGGAGCAACCGCAAAGGAAACACCCACCCGCGACGGCAAGGAGGACAGCAAAACTATCCGCCTCGAAATCAACGGTAGCGGAGCGATTGAGGTGGACGGCTCTATGGACGAGGAAACCGTCGTTGGTATTCTCTACAACCACTTGAAGCCAGTCCTTACCAACATTGTGAAGCAGGAAATTTACGAGGAGGGAGAGTTAGCGTATGACTTCTAACAACAAGTACCAAATGTGGCTCACCTTTAACGGGGAGAAAGAGAAAATCCGACTCCCCGTTTTGCCCGAAAAAGTAAAGGTATCTATGGGAACAAACGACCAAAGCGTAGATGTGGCGGGCCTGGGAGAAATCCTAATAGCCCAAAGCAGACCCGCGACGGAGTTTTCGTTCTCGTCATTCTTCCCGGCGGCGGCATTCCCCGGAGTGGCAGTATCTTATCTCACAAAACCCACCGCAATAAGGGACAAAATAACCGAGTGGAAAAACAGCGACAAGCCCGTACACCTCATTATTACGGGATTTGATGTTGATGTTTACTGCCGTATTACGAAATTTGTTCCGAGTGAGGAGGGCGGCGACGTCGGAACGGTCAGTTACGACATCACCCTCAAAGAGTACAGAGAGCCGAAAGTCCGTCAAGTCAAGGTGGAAATCAAGACGCAAACGGCAACCGTACAGCAGAACACCGCCCGGACAGACAACACTACCCCGACGCAGACCTACACGGTCAAAAAGGGCGACTGCCTGTGGAATATCGCAAAGAAATTCCTCGGTAATGGTGCGCTTTACACGCAGATTTACAATCTGAACAAGAACATCATCAAAAACCCGAATTTGATTTATGTGGGTCAAGTGTTGCGGATAAAGTAGGAGGTGCGCTATGGCAAAAATAAGCCTCATTCTCATTAAGGGGACGCAGGGCTATGACATAAGCGACCTCGTTATCCAATTAAAGTGGAGCGGGCGGAAAGGCTCGTCCGCCCGCACCCTTGAAGCGACCCTCCTTGACGACGACGGCCACGACAACGCAAGAGCCGGAGTCAATGTTGAGGAGGGCCATCAATGTATTTTCAGTTACGACGGCGTGGAACTGTTCCGCGGAATTATTATGAAGCAGGGACAGACGCAGAAAAAGCAGCTGACATTTAAGGCTTACGATAACGGGATTTACCTTGCTAATAACAAGGACACCTTTGTATACACGAACAAAACGGCCGCAGACATCTTCAAAGATATATGCACCCGGTTTGGATTGCCTTATTCAGAGGTAGCGAATACGACCTACAAGGTCCCGGAACTCGCAAAGCCCAAAACGACAGCCTTTGACGCGCTCGCAGACGCTTTGAGTCAAGAATACAAGGCAACGGGTATCAGACACTACATCGACTCGCAGAAAGGCTCTCTCCGCCTCCTAACGCGGCGAGAGAATGTTATGCAATGGGTTTTGGAGGTAGGTCAAAATATCGTTTCTTACAGCAGCGACATCAGCATTGAGAAAGTCAAGACCCGGATAAAACTCCTCTCCGATGAGGGGACCGTTTTGGCGGAGAAAAAAGACACCGCGCTCGAAAAGAAAATCGGCGTTATGCAGGATATTGACGAGCCGGACGAAACCCTCAACAGCGCGCAGCTGCAGGAACTCGTTACGAGTATGCTCAAAGAGAGTAGCACCCCGGAACGAAACCTCAAACTGACGACCCTCGGATTGCCCGAAGTCATATCGGGCCTCGGTGTGTATGTCCTCATTCCTGCTCTGAATATCAACAAGACATTCTATGTAGACGAAGACACGCACACATTCAAGGACAACTACCACAGTATGAGCCTCGTCCTTAATCAAGCAAACGATTTCGAGTATGAGGGCAACACCTCGTCCTCAAAGTCGGACAGCAGTAGTAGCGAGAGCGGGAGCAGCATAATCGGCAGTACGGTCTATTTCAACGGAGGAAATCAATATTTTACCTCCGCCTCGACCTCGCCGACAGGCGGAACTCGCAAGGCCGGCAATGCCAAAGTTACGAACTACGCAAAGGGCGCAAAACACCCGTACCACGTTGTCGGTGGTGCATACAACGATTTGGACGGCAATTCCAATGTTTACGGTTGGGTAGATGCCTCCCAAATCAGTTAAAGGAGGGCTGAATATGAATAACGCACCCGGAGGCCAAACAAGTATCAAAGGCTTGTTTCAAGGCCTCGTCCCCGACCCCTGCGGGATATTACAAGGGAAAGTTATCTCCGCCTCACCCTTAAAGATACAGGCCGTGAACGACGAGAAACTCGTTATCAACGCCCTGCTTTTGATTGTGCCAAGACACCTCACGGACTACACGGCGACGGTGGATATTTCTGTGGATAAAGGGACGCTCACAAGCGTTACCAAGACCGACGGAGCGCACGAACATAGCGGAGGTACACACGGCGGACACGAAAGCGGAAACGGCTCTCACACGCACGACGGAGGGGCGCACAGCCACGCTCTGAAAACCTTTGCTATCAGCAAGGGTACGATGAAAGTGTATAACGCCCTCAAAGTCGGCGAAAAGGTACACCTCCTTTCGCTCAACAACGGCAAAAAATACTATGTTTTGGATAGGGTGGTGTGATTATGGCAGAGTCAGTATTTATCCCGTTACCTATCAGCGAGGTAACAGAGGCAGAGGAAAAACCGTCCCTCACCTATAAACTCGACCTCGACAAGGGGCGAATAATGGGAATGGTGGACGGACTCGAAGCCGTAAATCAAGCGATACGAAAAGCGATTATAACCCCGCGCTTTAAGTGTCTGATTTACGACAATCAGTACGGCAGCGAGATACAGGAGGCGATTATAGCGCAGGACGCTACGCCGGAGTACACGGAGGCTGTTGTACCGGGCTTTGTAAAGGACGCGCTGAAACCCGATACCCGAATACTGAAAGTCTACGATTTTCAATTCGAGTTTAGGACGGAGGGCGCGTACATCTTTTTCAGAGCCGATACCATTTTCGGGGAAACAGAATTCGAGGAGGTGATTTGATGTTTGAAGAACTTACATACGAAAATCTTTTGGTCGATGTGTTGACAAACGCCCCGGAGGGCATAGACACGCGGCCGGGCAGTATCTTTTACGACGCAGTTTCGGGAATTGTGATGAAAATTGCAAAACTCTATACAGACCTCGAAGTAGTGGCGGAACTCGTCAGCATTGATACGGCGACCGGGGAATATCTCGACAAGAAAGCCGGAGAACACTCCGTAACGCGACTCGCCGCTACCCCTGCCCGCTATTACTTTTTGTATGAGGGCGATGAGCCGGAGGTCGGAGAAAGATTTTACTATGACGGCATTTATTTTGTGCTGAAAAGGACGACCGACGACCAACTCTACCTCGAAGCAGAAATAGCAGGAACGGCGGCCAACAGCATTTATGCGGGTACAGCCGCTATCCCTGTCAACAATTTGCCAAACCTCACAGCCGCGTCGTTTGGAGAGATTATGGAACTCGGTACAGACGAAGAAAACGACGACGATTTACGAGCGCGTTTGCGTGAGAAGATGTCGGGACCGGCGGAGAACGGCAATTTACAGCACTACCGTACTTGGTGCGAGGAGGTCGAGGGCGTAGGCAGAGCGCGTATTGTTCCCCTTTGGAAAGGCCCGAACACCGTCAAGGGTATCATCATATCCCCGGACGGAACACCCGCTACCGATGTTCTCATTGAAAAGGTGCAGACGAAAATCGACCCGGACAATGACGGCGACGGAGAGGGCGACGGACTCGGAGAGGGCGTGGCAAACCTCGGAGCGCATTTCACGGCAGTTAAGCCGGAGGAATGCACTATCGACGTTGAGTTTAACGCCGTCCTTACGGGCGGAGCGACGCAGGAGCAGACCGTGGCGGAGGCAACGACGGCTATCAAGGAGTATCTAAAAGGGCTTACCCTCAACACTCCCGACAATGAGGCTATCGTAGTCAGAATTTCCGCCGTCGGTGCTATTATCAACGGACTTGCCTCTATCCTCGACTACAACTCCCTCACATTCAACGGCGAAACGGCAAACATCGAGCCGGGTAATGAGGCTGTTGCGGTGATTGGAGGTGTAACGGTCAATGTATTATAGTAACGGCTTTAACAGCACCTACGAAGAACTCATTACCTTTTACCCCGCCTTTTACCGTGATGTTTTTGAAATGCGGGCAATCCTCGAAGCAGAGGGCAGCCTCGCAGACGATGTTATCAAGGCGATAAACACCGTAATCGACAATTCCTTTGTCG